GACGATGCTTGTTTGGAAGGTTTGTATCAACGAATTTGTCAGGTCACTAAGCAAGAGTGGTCACAAGAGAAAGAAGACGAATGGAAGGCTAACCTTCTCAAAGACACGGCCACCGAAGAAGATGCACTTGAAGAGTACCAATGTGTTCCGAAGAATGGTGGTGGTGCTTATATTAGCCGTGGCTTACGTGAACGTGCTGCGCGGTTAGATGGCCCAGTATTAAGCTTCACTGGCTCTAAAGCGTTTAACGAAGCGAAAGAGCACATACGTGAAGCTGAGATGAAAGAGTGGTTAGAAGAACACGTTCAGCCAGAGCTCGATAAACTCGATCCTAAACTGCGCCATTGCTTGGGTGAGGATTTTGCGCGCTCTGGTGACTTAACCGTTTATGCACCCATGGCCGTTCAAAATGATGTGAAGCGCACCGTTCCTTTCTTATTAGAACTTGGCAATGTGCCATTCAAGCAGCAAGAGCAAGCGCTTTACTTTATCTGCGATCAACTCCCAAGGCGTGATGGTATTTATCTTGATGCGCGTGGTAATGGCCAGTACCTAGCCGAACAAGCCCGATACAAGTACGGCGAAGAAGTGGTTGAGGTAATGCTCTCTGTGGGTTACTACCGCGAGAACATGCCTTCATTTAAAGCTGCGTTTGAAGATGATGAAATACTGCTTCCAAAGCATGAGGACGTGATTACTGATTTGGGACAAATCCAAATTAAAGCAGGCGTTCCTAGTATTGATTCAACACGAACCAAAGGCGAGAACGGAAACAAACGACACGGCGATAGTGCCATTGCTATTTGGTTTGCTTACTTAGCCTCTAAGGCGGATTTAACGCGTTACGGCTTGCACACCATCAAGGCCAGTGCCGATGAAAACCAACGCCGCTTTCATGGCACCGCCGAAGAAAATAACCGATTTGATGATATGCCGAACCAAGACCTACGCGGCAAAGGAATTAGACTATGACCCAAATTGTTGATGTAAACGGCAAGCCATTAAAAGCCGATAAGACGCTACTGTCTGAAGACATTGCCAAAGCGTACACCACCAGTGTGCGAAATCCTCGACCTGCCAGTGTCGCCTCTACTTTAAACCCGCTTAGATTAGCGGGATTACTTCGCAGTGTGGTGGATGGAAACAACCCACAAGATTACATGACGCTTGCCGAAGAAATGGAAGAGCGCGATTTGCACTACGCGGCGCAGCTGCGCACCCGTAAGTTGGCGGTTGCTGCTATTGAGCCTACCGTTGAACCTGCCAGTGATGAGCAAGTTGATCTCGATATGGCTGATCGCGTTCGTGACATCATGGCTGAAGACCAAATACCAGAGCTGTTTTTTGATTTGCTTGATGGCCTAGGTAAAGGGTTAGCCGTTGTACAAGTGCTTTGGGATACCAAACAAACACCATGGAAACCACAAGATTATAAATGGGTAGACCCTCGCTATCTTCGTGCCGACCAAGACACGCTTGAAGACATTCTATTGATTAGTGATTCTGCGCCAAGTGGCGAGCCGTTAGAGCCGTATAAGTTTATGGTGCATACGCCTCGATCTAAATCTGGCATTGTTTGGCGTAACGGTTTAGCGCGTTTGGTTGCCGTGATGTACATGCTTAAATCGTTCACGGTTCGTGATTGGTGGGCGTTTGCTGAAGTGTTTGGTATTCCAGTTCGTGTGGGTAAATACGGCCCGAACGCCAGTACCGAAGATATCAACACACTGGTAAATGCCATTGGTCGCATTGCCAGTGATGCAGGTGCGGTGATTCCTGAATCCATGAAGCTAGAGCTTATCGAAACGGCCAAAGGCAATGGCGGTAATACGCTGTTTGAAAACATGGCCCGTTGGTGTGATGAGCAAACCAGTAAAGCGGTACTTGGCCAAACCATGACGGCTGATAACGGCAGCTCGCAATCTCAAGCCAATGTTCATAACGAAGTACGTATGGATATTGCTAAGTGGGATGCGCGCCAACTTGAAGCGTGTGTAAATGAGTACCTGGTTAAGCCCTATGTGATCCTGAACTGGGGGGTGCAAGAGCGTTACCCTAAAGTTCGCATTCGAGTGCCAGAGCCAGAAGACTTGAAAATGTTGGTCGATAGCTTGAAGCCAATGATTGAAAGTGGCATGCGCGTATCTGCAAGTGAAGTGCGTGAAAAGTTTGGGCTACGTGAACCAACCAACGATGAAGATGTGCTGATGCCAGCAAGCGCGGTACTTGCTCAAAATCTTCCTGCGACCAACCGAGATAAATCAAAGGTAGCGATTAACCGCATAAGCAAAACGGCTGAAGCGGAAATGAACGACTTAACCGATGAGGCCATGAGCGACTGGGAAGAAGTAGCGGAATACTTCATGAACCCGATCATCGAACTGGCCAATGCGTCAGACAGTTATGAAACGTTCTTAGAAAAGCTGCCAGAGCTTCAAGAGACATTAGGCGCTGACGTGTTTGTTGAGCAGATGGCGCAATACATGTTCCAGATGCGCGGCTATGGAGACGCTAAAGATGTCTAAAGCCCTTGCGTCTGAAAGTATTGTGCCTGTTGAATCACTAGAATGGTTCAAGAGTAAAGGAATAGAACCTGGCTTTGACTATCGCGACGTATGGAAGCAAGAGCACAACAACGCTTTCACTGTGGCAAAGATGCTGAATGCCGATCTTCTTGTGGATGTGAAAGCCATTGTTGAAGAGGCCATCGAGCAAGGCCAAACGTTCAAGCAGTTTCAAGATATCTTAAAGCCACTCTTGGTTAAGTCTGGTTGGTGGGGCATTCAAGAAATGGTTGACCCACTGAGCGGAGATTCAAAGCCCGTTCAATTAGGCAGTGAAGGCCGTGTAAAGACCATTTACAAAACCAACATGAGAACGGCACGTTCAGCGGGGCAATGGGAGCGCATCGAGCGAACCAAACGCGCCATGCCTTATTTGCTTTATCAGCTTGGGCCATCCATGGAGCATCGAGTTGATCACGTTAAATGGAAAGATACGCTGCTTCCTGTTGGTGACCCATGGTGGGATAACCACATGCCACCGAATGGTTGGGGCTGCAAATGTTGGATACGCCAGGTCTCTAAGTTTGAAGCTGAGAAGCTGATTGCCGATGATAAGGTATCGACCGACTCGCCAGAAGGTGGCACTAAGCAGTGGTTAAATAAGCGAACGGGTGAAGTGGAAGTGTTGCCAGAAGGCATTGAACCAGGATGGAATTACAACCCTGGTAAATCACGCACAGAAGCGATGCAAGAAGACCTATTGCAAAAAGAAGCAAGAATGCGTGAGACGCTCTCTAACGGCTCTTAGTTGTAAAATGGCTACAATGTGTCGTTTAAAAAAGTTCTAACAAATCTGAGTCGATTTAAACAGTGTTTAAACATGGTTCAGTAAACTATTTTAGGTGAGATTGCACAAGTCAGCTTGATAAGCTGATTTTTTCGGGTAATCTTTAAGCCCTCAAGAAAAGTATTTCAATTCATCCCATCCTCCAAAATAGAGCAACCGACGTTATTTCTCGTCGGTTGCTTTTTTTTTGCATTCTTAACTCCACGAAACGAGTTCATACCAACTAATCCAATGAGGAGGTTGTTATGTAAGTTCTGATTTATGGAGCGAGTAATGAAAAAAACTTACCTGGCAATGTGTTTCAACTTATCGAACAGCATGATTGATGGCCTTGGTGAAGAACAAGGTACTAACAGCGTTTGGTTGCCAATGATTCCTGCGGGTGAAGTAAAAGGCCGTGATGGTCGCATGTGGATGAACACCGAACCTGATGCGATTGTTGCTGCCTTTGATGCAAAACTTCCTTTCGACATTGAACACGCTACCGAGATTCGTGGCCCAGAAGGTAAAGACGCTGATGCAGCGGGTTGGATTCTGGCACTAGAAAACCGCGAAGGTGAGATTTGGGCACAAGTCGAATGGAACTATATCGGCCGCTATAAAATTACCGACAAGTTATATCTGTATTACTCCCCTGCTTTTAACTATGACCAGCAAGGCGTCATTACTGCGATGAGCAGCGCTGGCTTAACCAACAAACCTAACTTTTATGTACCTGCCCTTAATCGACAAGAGGAAACCGACATGAAGCTTTCACAGCTGATTGCAGCCGCGCTTGGCCTAGCCGCAGACGCGACCGAAGAGCAAGGTGTTACCGCAATTAATTCACTTAAGTCTGAGAAAGACATTGCGCTAAACCGTGCCGCTACGCCGGACTTAACTAAGTTCATCCCAATTGAAACACACACCGTTGCACTGAA